ATCAATTGCAGCTTCAACATAGTTAGTTTCTCCACTAAATCTATTGGAAATCTCAATGTTTGCAAATAATCCATTGAAATCAGTACCATTGAATTCTGCAAGTGTTCCAATATTATTACCTCCAGATGCACTAGAGAGACCAACAAAGGAACTGATAAGATTTACCGAACCAATTGCTTGAGTACCAATACCCGAGTTTCCAGGTGGAAGTGCTTGGAAGAGATATGATTTTTTGAGTATTTTGATATCATGATCCGTTTCAAAAGCATCTGTTGGAGTAAAGATGAGAGTCTTTCTTCCAAAACTGTCGATATTTGCGCTAAAGTCTCCAAGTTTGGTAGTTGTAAATGAACTGTACTTTTCAAATACGAAAATATCATTAGTAGATGATTGAACAACTAATTCGGATAACTGAATATCTTTACTATCTGGATCGGCAATTTGTATTACATACCTTATGTGGTTATCTACAAAATCAATTTCTTCAATTTCAACGAAAGTATCCTTAAATCCTCTACTAGAGAACTTATTACTAATATCATCATGAATGAGAACTCTATTAGTTCTACACTCAATATAATCTGTTAACTTTCTATTTTGAATCTGTAGAGCATTTGATTGTGTGAGACCAGTAACAGGACTTATTCTTGGATCGACATCTACTGCATTATCGAAGTTATTGATAATGTCAACTCTTCGTTCACTAACTACATCAAGAATTACAATTGCCGTGGTTGTTCCGCCAAGACCAACACTACTCCTACCAATAGAAGTTACACCGACATCTGCAAAGTTCTTAAGACCTGCTGGGTGAACAATACTGTTTACTGGGGTAGAAAGTTCATCCCAAGTTATGGGACTCTTAATAGAGTATGAAAGATTCTGATAATAGTCATTGTTAGGAGTTACTTGATAATCTTCACTAATTTTGCCAACATCATCACTCCAACCAAGTTCCATTCTTGAGGAGTAATCAACTACAAATTTTGCCCTCTTTCTATCAATATTAGTTACTTCTGCAATTACACCACTAATAATCCCTTTAATAATATCACCTTTATTAAGATTATATTTTCCAGTATATTTGATGTAATCATCTCTCACTAGAGAAATAAATGCATCTTCAGAACGGAATCCATTGCCATCACTATTAACAAATAGTCTTTCATTCTTAGTGAATGTTCCCCTTTTTTGTTTGATATCAATGCGTGGATAGATGTTCTCATTGATAAGAGTTGCATATCCTGATTGATATGTCTTAGCAATACCTGCGTTGGTTGTAAGTCCAACACCCGATGCATCAATTAATTGAAAAGTCAACGTTGCTGGACTGGTATTTGCAAACTGTATTACTTTGAATAATTGATAGTCGTAGTCACTAGAATTGAATCCAGATCCATCTGGAGAAGACATTTCAATGCCTTCAACAAATACTTTATCATCAACAGAAAATGGTGCTTGATTATATCCAAGAATTGGTGTCTTAAGCACACAAGTTGCAATTCCAGTTGGTCCACTAACCATTGAAACGATACCCACACCATTTGAATTATTGATTGTAATAATCTTATGTGGTTCAGAATCTAATCCAAATATTGGTGCTAATTGAACAATTTCGGAAATAGATCCATTCGGCGCTTTTGCAACAAGAGTTGTTGTATCAACAATACTCTTAGTCGTATCATTCCAGAGAATAACATCTGGATCAGCAAGATATTTTGCACCGGCAAACTGAATATCAATTTCTTGAATCGTATCTAAATTGTCAACAGTGACAATTGGTGGTACAAATGCTTCTGGTCTAAGAGTCTTATCTGAAGGATAGTCATATCCAATATCACGAAGTCTAGTCTTTTTGATTCTACCAATAGAAGTAGATATTCCAATAATATTAGCATTTCTACCATTTACAGATGTAACATCTTCAAATGATGGGAGTTTATCAAAATTAAATCCTTCTGAAATAACTCTTACTTTAGAAATACTTCCATTAAGTGCGTTTGAGGATTTAGTGCTATATTCTAAAGTATCACATTCAGCACTGATGTACGATAATATATTTGGATATCTGAATGGAGAAATCTTGAACTCAGTTGTTGAAGATGTTGTTGAAATTCCAAATACAGAGTACGTTCCGTTATATTCACTATTTTCATATCTAATTTCTGAATATGCTTTGACTTCAGTATCCGCAGTGCTGATGTATCCACCTTTTTCTAAACCATAGTAAAGTCTTGATGGAATATTATTAGAGTAATTCAGAGTCAATGAAGAATCAGAGTCAGTGCCAAAACCAACACTACCAAGACCAACTACGTTGAAGTCTCTAGAATCTCCTGAACTGATATATTCATTATTGAAATTCTTGTCTCTGTAAATCTTTAATTGATATCCTCTTAGTGAAGTATCCTGAAGATTAAACTTCAAGTCACTATTTCTTATAACATCAATTGGTGGATTGACAGCAGAAATATAATGATTAACTCCACCAGTTGCACTAATACTTACTCCATTCTCTGTTTTTGGATTAGATTCATATAAAGTCTCTGCAAGTCTGAATTTATCAATACTATCTTGAATTATATAATAAATGCCAGTTGTTATACCAGAAGCAACTTCTGCTGCTTCATAAAATACTTTATCACCAGTTTTATATCCATGATCTTGATAGGTAAACGATCCGTCAGAGAGAGTAATGCCCGTCGAATTGATACCAATTGTATTGACAAGAATTTTCTTCTCATCTAAATTCAATTTTATATTCAATGCTCCAGTTGTTCCAAAACCAACAACAGTATTTGGAACTACATTTAGTTTGATAACGTCTTTATTGAGTAGACCATGAGTTGACGAAGTACTAACAATGGTTGTAATTCTGTCAACATTTCCAAGAATTTGTCCTTTATTAGTTTCTAAAAGATATTCTGAATTATTAGATCCATCACTATAGAAGAACAATCCTTCAGATGCAGTGGTTAAACCAACTTGTGTTGTTAATCCAATGAGATTTTCGCCTTTGTTTATAACAAATACATCACTTGATAATGTATTTGTATCTGGAATAAAGAATGTTCCTTGGTTAAGGGAGTTATCCCCCACAATAAGAGAATCAACGCCAGCAAGAGTACTCTTAGTAAAAGTAATTCTTTCTCCTGTCCTTAATCCATGATTGGGTATATAAATTGCTCTACAGGGAACAGAAACGCTAGATGTAGTGACTCCAACTGTTCTTACTTTCTTTTGAGCTCCACCTGCAGTAGTTCCAACACCAACGGATGTTACTGCATTAAAATAAATTAGTTTATTTCTTTCAGAATTAAACTTTGTGGTTTTTACTGGAAGTTTGACTCTATCAGAACTCAAACTAAGATCACTTCCAAAGGAGTGTGCTACACCAGTAGATCCAAATCTCTTAACAGTAAGTACGCCGTTTGAATAGTCATTGAGAACTCTTACAGTCTCAGTACCATCAGAGGATGTAATTGTTATAGAATTGCCAATTGATACTTCTCTAAATCTTCTAGAAACAAAAATATCCTCAAATTTACCGCCAGGAAGACCTGAGTAATTGGACATTGTTCCAGCAAGACCAACGGACTCTGTAGTAAATCCTATTCTCTTAGGTCCACTAAGGAATGGTATAGAGGTCGAAAGACCACTCACAAGAACGGTATCGTTATTATTTAAATCATATCCATCGCGATTGTAAGCAGAAACTTGATTATCATTGTCCCAAACAAATACACAGTTTACATTTCTTTCCAATTCAGTTCTAATAGAAGATATACCAGCACCCTTTAATTCTTGAACTTCTCCCCTAAGACCAGCACCGCCTGTACCTTCAAAATTAAAGTTAACTCTATCGCCAATAGAGTAACCAACTCCACCATCAATGACTCTAATTTCATCAACAGATCCCTTTGTAACTGACTCTACATTACAGCGTTGTTGGAAAGTTTCATAAGATTCGTTGATAAAGTCATAATCTGCATATGGATCACTGACTTTATATGGAAAGGTATTTCTAACAAGATTATTTCCATTGAAATCAAATGTCTGATCTAAAATTAGATTTTCACCTATTACTTGTGACTTAAATTCATTTCCAACAAAATATGGGTATGCTGGTGCAAATTTTGCAGAGTTTTGCCCACTGGTTGTAACTCCAACAAAGTATGCATAAACTCCATTTGGAAACTCTGGAGTTTTACAGAATCTACCATTATGCAAATCAAGATCACCACTATTATTGTATAAGTAATCTTCTTTGAAGAATCCTGGTTCAAAAGTAGGTGGTCTATCAACAATAGAATTAGTGCTTAATTCATATCCAGTTTCAAGTCTAGCAACACCTGACTGAACATTATCTGCCGTTTGATATCCAAAGGGACCATAAATTGGATTTCCGTCATATGCCCATCCAATAATGGGTGAGTGAGATCCATTTAAAGATTCAAAGTTCGATGCAAGATCTTGGGAGTATCCATATATTCCATAAACCAAAGAATCCTGCTTCTCATCCTTGTAAAGACTAGAATAAATTTCTGGACTTCTTGTTGCGGAAATTTTTCCAAATCTAAACGCATCGTTTATTGTTAAATCTCTAATTCTAGTATCAAAAATTGCACCAGATCCTCTAGAATCTACAAATATTGAAGTAGAAGATGTGCTATACCCAATACCCGGATTAATGACAATAACATCATCAATCTTTCCATTTAAAAGTACGGGTCTGAGAATTGCACCTACTCCACCAGAAGGATCTTCAATTTTAAGTTCTGGGATTGACTTATATTCAGATCCTTTGTTTAATACTTGAACATCAACAATTCTTCCATTAGAAATAATTGGTGCAAGTTGAGAATTTTTACCTTTACTTATTGAAATTCTTGGTTTTGTATGTAAATTGAATACAGTAGATCCATATCCAGTTCCAGATTCATACAAATAGGCATCAGTAATCTCACCAGTTACGATTGGTGTAAAGGTAAAGGTTCCAATACCAGATGCTCCAAAAGAAACATTAGCATTAACTTTAATCTCTGGATATTGGAAAATATGGTAACCACTTCCAATAGAATCAAATTTATTAAACTTTGATTTTTTGAGATCATCGGTAAATGTTCCAGCAATACCAACATTTACAAGTCTAAATTGATCTGAATCTACAAATTGAATAGAATAACTATTTGAAGTAGAAAGACCAACAATGGGATTGCCTGTTGATTTATATGTAACTATTTCTCCATCCTTAAATCCATGATTATTAAAGTATACTGAATTATACTCTGTAGAAATACCACTAGATTTTACGCTTAATTTTCTGTGAGCATAACCAGATCCACTATTGAGAACAGTAATAGATCTTACATTTTTTTGCGATAGAGTTCTAAATTTATGAATACCAGATGCTGATGTAGCAGCTGAAAGACCAATAGTATTGATACCAGTACTTATAGTGGTAATACCTGATGCAGAAGGTGCAAATGCATCATTATCATTTTTAAATAATCTAATAGTGGAAGTATTTACAATTCTAATTACATATTCATCACCACTACTCAAACCTCCTGTTGAGATATTATTTGGATCGTATGCTTGTCCAATCTCAATAGGATTATTACCATTTTGATTGTAGATAATATGCTCACCATCTGCAAGATTATGTGCCTTTGTAAATGTAATGGTTTCATTACTAGGATCAATTCCGCCACCAACATCTAGTCTACGACTGTCAAAAGATATCTCTCTAAATCTTGTTCCAATAACTGGTTCCAAGGAACAACCAGATCCATTACCACCTATCAAATCTAGAGATAGGAATTCATCAAATCCAAATTCTTGAGGGTCAACAATAACTTGTTTAACATTACCAATAACAACTGGTTCAACCTTTGCACCAGTTCCAAGAGGAAGACCAGATCCAACCTCTGCAACATCTTCAATATTTAATTCTGGTGGATTTATAACATCATATCCTTTACCACCATTAAGAACTTCAAATTCCTCTACAGGTCCATAATAAATTTTATCCCTGGAATCAGGACTTACAATCTCTACACCATCAATCAATACTCCAACATTACTTACAGTCCTATCAACACTTTTACTACCTTGTAGTTGCTGTGATAATGGGAACTTTCTAAGAATTTTTTTACTTGAAAGAGTTCTATTTTCATGTCTCTTTAAAGTAAAATTATGTGCTCCAGCACCAAAGTTTGGATTAAATCTAGCAATATCATCAAAGTTTGCAATAGTTTTGGCGTTATTGGCAAGTTGAGACTTTGAAGCGTATAGTTTAATTTCGTTTGCAGCAACGAGTTTTACAAAATAACTTTCTCCAGATGAAAGTCCAATTAAAGGACTTTCTGCGGTGTAGACTATTTCATCACCATCTCTAAAATCGACTGGTGTTGAAAATACAATTGTTCCATAAGTCTTATAATAAGAATTGTAACCACCCAATCCTTGAGTATTGTTTGAACCTACTGTTTTAATATATCCATCTGGAAGTATAGACTCAATAATATCATCTTTAATAGTATATCCTGGAAGAGAATTTGATGCCAAATACCCAAAGATTGCGAAATCGTCTACGTAAATATTGGATGTATTTGCAAGATATACTTCATTACCTACAGTAAGAACTACTCCAGAACTCTTTGCCTTTACAATCTTTCGTCTAATACTGTAATCTTTATTAGGATCTGGTGTAAAAGTACCAATATTGGATAGAGTAACTTCTTTGGTTAATGTGTTTATTGAAGACACTGTTGCAAATGATGCATTAGCAACATTTGGATCAGGTACAACTACTTGTTGACTATCGCCAATGAGAACCTCAACAGAATCTCCTAGTTTAAGAAATGCCTTATCAATATCAGAAAATAGTGTGAATACAGAAGAATTTACTTCCTCCACTTTAAATCTTGGACTGGTATTATAAATCCAAGAATTAGCAAACATTTGCTTATAAGTCCTATCAACGACAGGATTCTCAATAACCTCACCAACATTTCTTGTAGTTATTTCCTCATCTTCTTCCATCAGAGGAATATCTACCAAAGGTTTTAATTCTGATAGAACTCCAGTGATTCTCATATCACATCTATTTTCAATATCACCATCCTCATAACCAAAAATGGTTTCATCTGCTCTTACAACATCAGAGATATTAATTTTTGACGTGACACCAGTACAACCATAAAACTGATTAATACTCTTTGAAGTATAATCAATTCTATTATTTCCAGAAATAATGGTCCCTGTTTGACCAAATCCAATTGTAGAGTCAACACTAATAACTGACGCATTTACTTCAACTGGTTCTAATGATCTAGATGCTCCAGGAATAGTAAAAATACCCTCTACAAGGTCTCTATCATTATATCCAACAAATACCCCAAGTTTATAAAAAGTTTGAGTATCTCTTGTAAAAATCTCAACATCAGAAACTGATGCATTTGTATCAAGATCATTTGACTTAAATACTGTCTGACCTTCTAATCCAAAAGGATTACCCGAAATATTTTCCGCTACAATAACTTCTCTTCTGATATATTCGGCAGAAGATGGTTTAATTAGTCTACCTTCAAGATCTAATACTTCAGCATGAACACCATAAAGAACTTTGAAAAGAATTCTAATAGATTCTGCAATACCCTTTGATTGATAAAAGTTTCTTGCATGCTTGATAAAGTTTCCAACATCTAAATCAGAAACAAAATCATACTCTTCCAGACCCGGAGTAAAGGTTTTTTTTAATTTTTTATAAAATTCTTGTAAGAAAACAACACTTAAGTTCTTTACTACTGATCCATTGGCCGCGGCGGATGCAGAAGTTTCACTAAAAACAATATTCTGACTGTTTACATTGCTGAGAATATTAGAAATTCCTATATCATATCCAGAGATTCCACTGAATCCGCGAACACAACTATTGAAAGAAGTAGTAGTCTTTGATTTATAGGTGATAATTTCATCACCAATTTGTAAAAGACCATACTCGTCAGGAAATCCTTTTGTGGAAGTTACCTGAATAGTATCTTGAGAAGATGTAATATCTCCTGTAAGCGATGTCTCACCTACAACAACCTCTGGAACGAGATTATCTACTCTGATATATCGATCAAGATTATCGACAAGATCTACACTACCGCCCTGATGTTCTAAAGACAAATAGTATTGTCTAAAAAATTCTATGGCGTTTGGAAAATCAGCAACTAAAAACTCTGGAAGTTGGCTCTCAATAATTTTATTGAGTTGCACTCTCTTCTCAAATTGCGACATATTTTATTTCCTCTCTAGATCTCCGTTGGAATAACTTGAAGTATAATAGTCTCTTGTGAAAGACACGCCAGAAATATCTTCACCAGATGCAATAACATCTTTAACCATATTTATTGTACTACTTGAAACGCTAAAACTGAGGTAAAGATCTTTTAAACCAACCACATCATTGGATTCTGGGAAAGCTTGAATCTCAACAATATTATTTGGTTTTTCAGTTTCAACAATATTGATAGTATTAAGAATAACCTCCCCCTTTATGTAATCAACTACACCTGCTTCTTTGGCAACAACAGTTTTTATTCCATTAGCGCCAATCTTAACTATGGAAACAACTCCACTCTTAAGGTCTGCATTTGGTAAATCTGTGATATACACCGTTGAAGTATCACCGACAATTTTAAATCCTGTAGATTTAATATTCAGTCCATTTGGTTTTACATTAAATCTATTACCAAAGCAAATTTCGTATTGAGCAAACTGATTAACCAATACTTTCATATCTCTTCTAATTTTCACCTTAGTGATGTTAGAAGTAATGGCAGTATCAACGCGATCAATTAGTTGAAGAACCTTACTATACTTAAATCTTCCACCAAAACGATTCATATCAACATCTTTAGAGTATTTTGTAAGACTATCAATAATATTAGTCCTTAAACCATCAACAGTAGCAACCTGTGAGGAGTTATAATAGATATTAGATTCAATTTCAACATAAAGAACCTTAAGATCAATAATTTTTTGATTAATACCTGCAATTGAGTACTGCTTAATCTTATTCAGAATATTTCTCTTATCAAAATCAGAGACATATGTACCATTCTTGGGTTTTATGCTGATTTGAACGGTACCAAACTGTGGTGGTACTAATTCTTCACCACCAACAACTGCAACAGACTCTGTATTTGGGTAAATCGAAGCAATAATTGCCTCATAATCTCTTGATGTAACCGCTCTATATTGCGCTGAGTACAGTCTTGGGGCGAAATACTTAATAGAAGACACATCTTCAATTCCGCCACCGTTCATCGCCTTCTGGATGGTTGTAACGGGTACTGATCCACTAGGAATTACCCTCTCACCTTTCTGATCTTGGAGATTTGCTTGAAATTCAAAGACGGAAGGTCCATTTCCTGCTTCACCATCAGTAACAATGTAACTTACAGAGATAAGTTTGCCATTTTCCAACTTTTTACCAAAATATCCATCACCAAACAGTAATTCATACCTCTCATCTTGAACTTCTTGAAGCAAATAGATCTCCGAGTTCTTATCAATGTTTAAAATATTGTCAACTCTACTAAAATCTCTACCAGTGCCTGCTTCACCAACATTAGAAACGTTTACTCTAATGGTTGAAGCATCAATATTTGGATTATCAAGGATAAAACGCTGATCTATAGATGTATCAGTGACAAATTGACGTGTAAGAAGAGTTCCTTGAAAAAGTTCTATTGGTTTTTGTTCTGTTCCGAACTGTGCTACACCATTAACCACTGCTGCAGTGACTTTTTCTGGTAGTGAAAAGCGATATGAACTATTATCTTGCCCTCCAACACACACCAGACCTGCTTCAACGGTGATAAAACCGCTACTGGTAGTGGTAGGGACTGAAAAGGTTACGTTTGCCTTAGCGGCGCTTGCAGAGCGAGGCACGTAACCAATGTTTCGTGCTAGTGATACGACATTTTCGCGTACTGTTGCACCATCTAGGAATGATTCATTGACTACAAGGTTAGCATTGAACGCATTAATGTACGTATTATATGCTAAGGTGTCAATTAATATCGAAAAATTAGATCCCTCAAAGTCAAAATCCGTAAAATTTGAATTAGAACGGAGATATGCTTTGATTTCTGATTTAATTTGATCGAAATCTAAGTTAGTAAACTGAGTAAAAGGCATTGTTTATCGTGTTGCCTCTAATATGAATGAGAATGACTGGGTTGGATAATCTAAACCTACAATATCAAAGAAAACATTTACATCAAAACTGTTATCATCAGGTTGTGGATTGACTTGAACCTTTAAGTTTTCAATTCTATCCTCATAAAACAAGATTGTTTCACGTATTTGATCCCTAATAACACGACTTGAGGCGACATCGACGAACTCAAAGAGACTTCTGCGAATATCAGACCCCAAGTCAGAGTTAAAAAAGCGTTCTGTAGGTATTGTTTCGACTAAATTGCGTATAGATCTAATGATTGCACGCTCATTAATGAGTACAGGAAGGTCTTTCGTCACAGGATGTGGATCAAATGCGAAACTAATATCCTTAAATGCTCTGGAAACCCTCTTGCTAGGCATTGAAATGGTTTATTTTTCTGAATTTATTTATATCCACTATTCAGAAATTTGACCATAGGTAGGTTCTATTTCATCATTATGAATTTTTTCATATAATTCACTCTGTTTCTTAGAATCGTGCTTTTTAGGCGTCATATCATCATTAGCAATTTCACGAAGCATCTTTTGATGCTGATGATTACCTAGATTGTCAAGAAAATCGTTCATTTTTTCACTTTGGTGGTAGTCAGTAATAAGTCTTGTGGTACCCCACATTTCTCTCATATATGTAGTATCTCTATCTACAGGTGAATTACCCATTTTATCTCCTAGTTTTAATATTCGTGGTTAAACACCAGTCTTTTGATTTGCTGCAGCAACTCTCTTATAGCGATCACTTTCAGCAGAACTCCATTTCTTTGCAACAAAATTCTTACCAACACCAGTTCCTTGAACACCATTCAGTTTTGAAAGAACTCTTGGTTTGACTGTTGGTTGAGTTTTTACTACAGGTTGAGTTTTGACTGTTGGTTCTGTCTTAGCAGGTTCAGTTGATTTTTTAGTAGCAGCGTTAGCAGGGGCACCATTAGTTACTGATTTTACTGCATCGATGCCCATATTAGTAGCAGCATCATAGACCTGGTTTCTAGCAGGTGCAGAGTGTCTTGCAATACTTTGAATTGTAGAAGCACCTCTTGCAAGATTTCTACCTGCACCAATTGCTTGAGCACCTTTGAATGCTGTACCACCAGCAGGTAAAGCACCTAAAGCATTTAATGCAGCACCTTTATAATTACCCTTCTTAAGATCTTGTGCTGCTCTATAAGCAGAATAAGCACCTAATCCCATACTCGCCAATTTAGCGGCACCTAGTGCAGCAGCAGTAAACGCAATCTCATTAATATTTTCTCTAGTAGAGTTAGATTCTGAAATAAATTGCTTATATGTTTTCATTACGTCAATCTGATTTTAGGTATTTATTAAAAAAGAGGGGTCGTGCCCCTCAATGTATTAACCTCTGCCTTGTCCGCGATAGACTTTTTTAGCATTATTGCGAGACGACGCGGCGTACTTCGTGTTTTTTCCGGATCCTTGACGAGTTTTCTTCGGTTGGGATTCAACGAATGTTTGCCCATTAAGACCAGTTCTAGAGCGTGCCATAATTAACCTGTAGTAATTTTAGTATCAAGTTCCGAAGGATTCGGAGACCCAGTAGAGTAGAAGTCCTCTGCTAGGTCTGTAAGTTTATCAAAGTATTCAGTTTCGGTCAAGTCCTTATAAAGAACTTCACCCCTATGGAGAATTGTATAATACTCCTGTGTCATATCAGATTACGCGAGTCTTTTCGTGACCAACTCTGACGCGAGGATCACACCAAATCTCAAATCCTGCTTCCTTTGCGTCCAGACAGAATGATACATCCTCTCCACACATATCCTGTACTTCACCAGATTCAAAGACTTGCATCTTCGGGGCAAACCAAGGATACTTAATCTCTTCGTGCTCAAAGACTCCATTCTTGATCAGCAACCATCCAAATCCTGCATAGTCTACAGTGAATGGTTTCTTACGCTTAGCAATACTCTCAAGTGTTTCGTGGTTCATAACACCACCATTATTACGGAAGTCATCTTCTTCCATCCAATGTGCAACTGAGGTGGTCTGACCGTCTTCGGTACAATACCAACCACTTGCAATATCTTGGTCCATCAATACTAACTGATAGAACTTCTCAGTGTTAAACACAATATCACTATCAATCCATAACTGATAATCATACTGTAACTTACCATCCCAAGGTTTCTGATCAGGTCCACGAAGAACATTAGCACCTAAACACTTGCAACGGGCGAAGTTCACCATTGAACTATAATCTTGGGAGATCTGAATCGATGCTCCGTTCTGTACTAGATCAAAACATAATTGTACAAAATTCTTCAGATACGTGTATGATACACCGCGACCTGGTAAACAGAATACAATGGTCTTTCCTTTAACCATCTCTCTTGCCTTTGTAAAATCCCATTCTGTCTCTACGGGTTTTTTTACAACGGGCGATTTTGCTTTTACTGTAAATCCTTTTGCCATAATTAGGTCAAATTAAAATGTGAATGCATTCAAATGTAATTATACTCCATTATAAGGAGCACGTCAATCTTTTAGTTCGGTTATCAGTATAGAATCTCCATCAACCTCCAAATTTAACTGTGTACCTTCATACCACCCAAATTCAGAGATAATCCACTCCGGTACTTGAACGACATATTCACCTGTTACGGGATCGACCTCTACAGTCGAAAAATTTTTGCCGGGATTTTTTTGCATAAGAGGTATTTCGTTTTCCATTTTTGTTTTATATAGAAAAGTGTAGAGTTCTATAAAGAGGTCGCGAAAGCAAGACTTTGTAGCCTAATGGTACCTTAGCGTTTTAGCCACACGCGCACGGCGCGGCGCACGCGGGGGGCGGGGGCACTGCCCGACACCCACCCACTGTGTGCCACTTAACTCACTGCCACAACCAACGGGCGATGCGCTCTCTGTTGCGTAGGGGCATCAGGCGGGTGTACTCTACCCAACGCTTGCCCAGTTCGTGACGCTTGATCAG